CGGGTCATGATCCGCACAAACCCATCCCCATCCGCATCCTCCGCCGTCGGCAGGCGATCAGTGATCCATTCGCTCATGTTCGCTGGGGAAGCTCAACACCCAGACCCTACCCTCACCCCAGCCTTCGCCTGCAATCCCTGTGCCAGATCGGTGACCGTCACACCGCTACGGCTCGCAGCTCCACCGTGATGTTCACCCGCCCGATCAGCTCCCGCGGTTCGGACTTCTGTGGCGGCTGGTCGGGGATGAACCGCCACTGCAGCCCCGGCAGCTCCGGGGCGACGCCGGGCGCCCAGATCTCGGCCGGCAGCAGCAGCTCATCCATTCCGCTGCCGCTGGCCAGCCATGCCGCTTCAATCGCCACCCAGTCGGCCACCGGCCTGGCGTCGAACCGCAGGGCCAGCGTGGCGTCGACCGCCAGGCTGCCGCGGCGGCGCCGAAACGTCAGGCCCGATTCGCTGCGGGTCTCGCTCACCGGCACCGACGGCGCGGTGAACTGCCGGTCCGCCGGGCGGATCGCAGGGAATGCCACGCTCATGAGATCACCACCTGCTGCAGGTCCGACTTGCCCAGTCTGGTCACCCGGTACGACCCGCTGGCGGTGCCGGACAGGCCCAGCAGGGTGCCCCCAGGCTCTGCTGCCACCGTGAACTCATCGGTCGTCAGGCCGCCGCTGCGCACCCAGTACGTGGTCTGCTGCAGCAGCCCCGTCGGCAGGTCGCCACTCGTCGCCGTGAACGTGACCTGGTCGCCGGCGGCGAACCCATGGGCCGTTGCGGTCGCGGTGTCGGTGCTCAGGTTGAACGTCACCGCCTTGTCGACGATCCGATCGGTCGCCACATAGCTCGTCACCCGGCACGCCAGCTGGTAGGTGCCGGCGCCGGTGAACACCGCCGTCGCGCTCGCCTCATTCGTGGAACTCCAGTCCACCGCACCACCCGCCGGGATCACCGGGGCCGTCCAGCTGTAGACCGGATCGGTCGCCGTGCCGCTGATCCCAGCGGTTGACGTGATCGTCGCCGGGCTGGTGCCGGTCGTGCTGCCGGTGATCGTCACGGTCCCGATCGTCGTACTGGTCGGCGCAGCCACCGCCAGGATCAGATGCGTGTCGGTGATGGTCACAGCACCCCGCGTCACGGCGCAGCTGGCGGTCTTGCTGCCGCTGCTGCTGGCGGTGATCGTCGTCGATGCTGCCGTCGGCGTCCCGAACGTCAGGCCGGCGCCGGTCCAGCTGTAGGTGAACCCCGTCCCGGTCCCGCTCACCACCGCCGCATAGCTGCCGGCCACGCCGACGGTCAGAGTCGAGGGCCCGGTGATCGTGACGCCGGTGAAGCTCGCGGTGATCGTGCCCGGCGCGTCGGTGCTGCCGATCGCGCCTTCAATGACCCAGTTCTGGGCCACGTCGAACCCCTCGGAGATCAGCGACAGGCCATCCTCATCGGTCGGCCAGTGCAGGGCCGTCACCGCGATGTTGCCGGCATCGTTGAACGCCATCGACTGCACCTTGTAGCTCATCTCCGTCGCGTTGCGCTCCGCCAGGCAGAACACCGCAGGGCCGCGGCCGACAGCGCGACCGTTGAGGATGACCAGCCCCACCTCCTGGGTCTGGCTGCTGCCGTCCCACAGGAGGGCGTCGTAGGTGCCGTCGGCAATCGGTTCGCTGGTGACGATCGTGCCGTCCGCCAGGATGGCGCCGTTGCGGGCGGTCTCGTAGGCGACGGTCTCCATCGCCAGGCGGCAGCAGCGGCCCGGGCTCAGGGTCGCTTGCTGCGGGATCGTCTCGAACGTGACCTGGTGGGTCACCAGCCGCTTCATGCGGCACTTCAGCTTGGCCACGTCGATCGCGTGCCGCTCGCTGGTGCAGAAGTCGCTCATGTCGATCACCTCAAGCGGTGCCGCCTCGCTCACCCCGATCTCGCGGACCGTCACCTCCCGGGTCACGGGGAACAGGCCCCGGTTGCTGCCGTCGCCCTCGGCCCGGCGCTCCTCCCTCCACTTCACCGACACCCGCACCGGCTGGCGCTCGGTCTGGTCCAGGTAGCTCAGCTTGAAACTGCCCTCGATGATGTTGCCGGCGTTGAACAGGCCCGTGATCTGCTCCGGTGCGCCGAACAGCACCGCCGGCTGCAGATAGCTCACGCCGTTGCGGGTGATCAGGTCCAGCAGGAACAGGGCCGCCGTGTCGTTGCCCCATGTGCGGATGTTGACCGGCTTCGGCAGTGCCCCATCCCAGAAGTAGCCGCGGGTCCGGGTCCAGTCCGTTGCGCTGGCGAAGCTCGCCTCGTCGACCTGCAGCGGGCTCAGGATCGATCCCACCCCATAGCGCTGGTTCAGCAGCCCAGCGGCCAGGAGGGCCGGGAATGAATGGCTGGCGCCGGGCCCGTCGTTCACGTAGACGCTGAGCTGCCCCAGCTGCTGCGCCTCGGTGCCGCTGCGGATGTTGACGCCCACCAGCGTCATGTCCGGATAGGTCGGCGTCGTCGGCGCCGTGTCGATCACGTTGACGTAGGTGATCTCGTGCTCGGGGCTGCTGGCGCTGGTCGTGATCTCGTCGTAGACGAACTGCTCCGCCAGGCGGGCCCATTCGTCCACATAGTTGCCGCCGTCAACGTTCGGCATCCCGATCCCGCCGCGCGTGTTGATGGTGCAGGGCATCTGGAACGTGGCCGCCTGGCGCTGCACATACTCCCCGGCGACGCGCACCACCACCGACCCATCGCCGACGGTCTGCAGCGACGACAGCCGCGCATCGATGACGATCAGGTCGCCGCTGGCGGTGCCGCTGCGCACCTCCCAGCCGCTCACCGGGTCAAGGCGCACCTCCCATCGCTGGCGGGTCGGGAACTCGATCCGCAGGAAGTTGAACTGCGCCTGCTGCGTGCTGCCGCTGACGCCGAACAGCTGTGGCAGGCTGGACCAGCCGCTGGTGCTGCCGGCGATTCGGTAGCGCAGTCTCCAGAACGCGTAGCGGGTCTCAATCTGGGTGATCGTGCCCGACTGATACTGCGTCACCCGCAGGATCTGCTGGGCTGGCAGCTGCGACAGGTTGTAGTAATCGCAGGCCCGGCCGTCCACCTCCCCATAGGGCATAGCGTCGCGGAAGTTCATCAGGCCCGCCACCCGGATCCCGACGGTGGAGCGGATGCCCAGCTCGATCACCTGCGCCGGCTGCGGAATCGCAACGGTCGCCCGGGCCATCCGCAGCACATGCGGCGCCGCGGTGCCAGATCTGGTGCCGCCGGTGCCGGGGAAGTCCGCCGTGCCGGCTTCCACCACCCGGAACGTCGCGGTCACGCTGATCCCACCGCCGATCGGCTGCTGGTCCACGTCCGAGCGGAACACGTCATCGGACGGGCTGCGTCCTGAGCAGACGCACACCGCCGAACCAATCCGGTACAGCTCCCCCACGACGATCGCGTCATCCCATGCCCGCTGGCGGCCGGCGACGGCTGAACCGATGTCGCCCTTGCCCTCGGAGTAGTCGCCGCTAGTGAACGATCCTCCGGCGTCGGTGCCGGCGTCGAGCTGCAGGTCGACCTCGTCGTCAACCAGCAGGGTGTTGTCGGTCACGCTGCCGCCGCCCCGGCGGTGGGCCGTCAGGCCGCAGCGGCTCGAGCTGATCGCGTCGGACTTCTCACGTTGCGCCGTCGCGGCGTTGTCGCGGCTGCAGACGATGATGCTGATCCCCTGCTTGACCAGGTTCTCATCCTTCGGCGTCTTGAGGTTCGCCTGCGTGATCGGGCGGATCTGCGGGTTCACGCGGTACGCCAGGCCGTTGCCGATCGGGGCATAGACGCCGAACGCCGTCTGGCTGCTGGGCTGGTAGCTGTAGCACGTCGCTGGCACGTACTGGTTGTTCAGCCCCCGCACCTGAAACACGTCGCCAGCACCAGCGGCCTCGGCATTGCCCGGGTCGTTCGCGGCCAGCCGGCCCGCGATGCGATCGGTCGCGCGGATCCGGCCGCCGCCCGGGCGGTGATAGATCGTCACCCTCGCGCTGCTCTCGCCTGCGGCGCCCAGGTCATAGGCGGACAGCAGGTTCTCACCGAACGCGAACTGCTGGGGATCGATGCCTGTGATCGGGGCCTCGCCGACCAGATAGACGGCCCGGAGCATCTGCGAACCGCCGAGGCTGACCATCTGGCTCCACAGCAGCGGGCAGTTGACGCGCACGCCCCCATAGGTGATGCCGTTGATGGTCTCGCGGTGGGCCCAGACCACCGGGATCGTGGCGCCCAGCTCGACGGTGTCCTGGGTGCTTGAGATCCCTTGCTTCGGGGCGAACTCTGTCCTGGAGACCAGCTGCTGGCCCTGCTGCTGCTCCTGCCGCAGCTCGCCGGGGCGGGGGGCGTTGCGCTGCTTGAGGCGCGGGCGGGGCGTCAGGAGGTAGGCCGCGGCCGACAGGACGGCGGAGATGGCGAGGTTGATTAGGAAGGCAGTCAGCGGATCAACGGCCACGGGCCCCGCCACCGGCCGCAGCCGGCTCAGGCGCTCCTGCTCAAGCTGAAACTGCCGGTACTGGGTCTCGCTCAGGCCCAGAGCGGTCATGATCTGCCGATCAATCGGCAGCAGCAGGCGGTGGCGGCGCTTCCCCAGCATCAAAACCTCAGGTCTGCACTCGGAGGCAGTGCGCCGACCATCGCCTGCGTCAGCACCCGCCGGGGCCAGTCGCCGCCGATCGCGTCCAGCGGGCTGCCGAGGGTCACCGAGACCTGCTGCAGATCCTGCACGTAGGCGGTGATCGCGTAGGTGTCGATCATCTCGATCCCCGTTTCTTCAAGGGTGACAGGGTCCAGCCAGACGGTGCGGATCCTGGCGATCCACAGATCATCGGCCGCCTGCTTCCAGATGTTCAGACCCAGCACGTCGGCGTCGAATGCCAGCACGGCCTCAGCGTTGGGGAAGCCCAGGTCCACCGTCGCGCCAGAGTAGGCAAAGCCGGCGTGCATGTAGTCCACGCCCTGATAGGCGCGGGTCTCGCCGGTGTGGAACTGCTGGAACGCATAGCCCGTCGGGGCCCCGTCGCGGGTCAGCAGCTGCACGTAGACGCCTTCGGAGATGTCGTGATCCATCAGATCCCCAGGCTCCGGCGGGCCCCTGGGCTGGACTGCAGGGCCCGCTGCTGACGTGCGGTGCTGCGGGTCGCGGCGGCCTGCGCCAGGGCCTCGGCCTGCTCGGCGGTGACGTAGTCCACCGAGTTGATCCGGGTCGTCTCCACCTTGATCCGCACCGTGCCATCCGGCGAGCTGGCGGCGACGGCCGCGGCCCGGGCGGTGGACTCCTGGCGCGCAGTCTCGACCAGCCGCTGGACGACCTGATCGGTCGACTCGAACTGGGCTGCTGAGGAGGTGCCCGGGATGCCGGGGTACTGCTTCAGTGCCACCGGCACCCGGCGGCCGTCGGGCAGGGGGATGAAGGCCTCAGGGGTGGAGCCCTCCCCGTAGATCGCCGCCTGCGGGGCCGTGGCGATCCCGCCGCGGGCATAGGTGCGCAGGGGCACCGGGCCCTGGGGGGTCATGATGCCGCCGGTGGCGAAGCTGAAAGGGTTGCCGCCTTGGAATGGGGTGATCCCGGCTGTCGGCAGCCCGGCCGTGAACGATCCGGCCGCGGGGGCGAAGAACTGGCTGAAATCACCGGCGGGGAGGGCGTTGATGCCGGGGGAGATCGGTGCGATGCCGCCACCACCACCAATGCCGCTGATCGCCCTGATGACCGGCGCGATCACCGCGATCTGGATCAGCTGCTGGGCGATGTCCTTCAGGACCGTGGCGCCCAGCTCCTGCAGGCTCTGGCCCAGGTTCTCGGCACCTTGAATCGCCAGGCTGAACGCCTGCTGCATTCCTTGGCCAATCGTCTGGGCCAGGCTGCCGGCCAGCTCGTTCTGTTCCTGCAGCTTCTCGGATTGCTGGCTGTAATAGTCGCTGAGCGTGGCGGCGAGGGTGACTTGCTGGTCTTGCCATTGCGTTGACAGCTGATCGTAATACGACTTTCTTTCAGCATCAGCTAAAGTCAGTTTTGCCTCTTCTTTCTTGACTTCCGCAAATGCTTCGGCGGACTTGAGGGCCCCTTCGCTCATCATCGGGTCCGCTTTTTTGGCCGCAAGGTCCGATTCAATTTGCTGCAGTTGATACGCAAATTCAAGCCTGGCCCTCATCACCTCAGTCATGTTCTGCATTGCGGCAAGCTGCTGCTGTGCTGTATTGAGACTGCTGGCTTCTGTGATCTCACGCTCTGCCATCTGGTCATTGATTTTCTGATTCTGTTCAGCAGTGCGCTCCATTTGTTGTTGCTGTTGCTCAGCAAGTTTTTGGGCGTCGCGCTTTCGCTGATCAAGTGCTGATACCTGCAGCTCTGCCGCTTTGATTCCTCCAGCATCTTCATATCCAAACCCCTTGGCTGCTGCTAATACCTTGCCAGGATATAGCCTTGCTTCCGCTGAAACCCCACCCGGGAATCTCTGCTGATTGCCGGGCCCTTGATTGTAAGCTCGCAATCCACCCTCAAGGCCAAACGTTGCAATTTGCTTGGCAAGATATTCGGCGGCGCCCGCAAGATTTTGCAGTGCATCCCTTGGATTAACGCCAAGCTCTCTGGCGGTCCCTGGCATCAGCTGGCCGAGGCCTATTGCACCTGCCGAACTAAGTGCGGACTGACTAAATGCACTTTCGGTTGAAATAAGACCTGCAAACAGCGCAGGGTCAAGCCCTCTTTTTCTTGCCGCGGCAATGATCTGCGCCCCATATGGCTTCTTGAGGATCAACGATTCAGCTGTGGGCTTATTGCTTCCACCTTCCAGCACCTGTCCCGCCAATTCGGTGATTTTCGGGTCTTCCGTTTTCTGCGGCGGAAGAATGCGGCCGAGCTTGCTTGGCGTCGGCAGATCCCTTCTTCCGTCTGGCGGCGGAGGGGGCGGCGGTGCAAACTCATCCATCAATGCACTGCCGGCCTTGCCGATTGCCGTGCCGATCGCGAACGCTGCGCCAGGTGAGCCAAATGCAGAAGGCGCGATTGGCATCGCAAGCCCACTGCTTAGACTCAGCAGCTCCTTAATCCGGTCGGGCACGCCTTGGCCCATGATCACCCGAACCAGCTCCGTGACCTTCTTCGTCACAGACGTCAGAGGTGGCAGCAGGACCTGCCCTAGCGAATTGCCAAGATCCTTGTTGGCGTTGGAAAATTGCTTGAATGGATCGACCGCCTTCTCTGCTGCTTTGGCTGATGCATTTAAGACTCGTTCTTGATTGCGGCTGAATTGGTTGAACCTTTGTAGGTCATCGTTGGCCAAGCCGACAACCGCCTTATACCCGTCAATGTCGCTGAATAGAATACTCAGAGCTGCGCTATTGCCCTTTGTCTTGCTCGTGACGTCCGCCAAGAATCCGCCAAATCCCTTAGCCGCCAACGCCGACGCGCTGAAGTCAAGCCCTAACGCAGCGGCCATTCGCCGCGCTTCGTCAGTTGGCTTGATGATTGACTTAATTGCCTGGTTAATGCCAGAGAATGTCGACTCTACTGGGACACCTTGAGCGGTTAGGGCTGAAACTGCAGCATTGATCTCCTCAAGGCTGATGTTGGCAGCTGCAGCTGTTGGCACAAGTCGGCCGATACTAGTTGCGTATTCTGCAACAACAATCTTGCCATCATTCTGGGTCTGGATCATCATATCGACGACCTTCTGCGCATCAGCCGCAGATCGCCCATAGCCGTTCAGGATACTGGTAGTTGCATCCGCGACCGTGCGAATATCACTGAATCCACCGACTGCGCCTAGCGTGCTCGCTTTCAGAATCTGAATAATATCGCTGGTCTTAGAAAATCCAGAGCTAAGAATCTCGTAAGCGGCGGACGTCGCTTCGGCCTGGCTGGTCATGTAGCCCTGCGCGCGTGTCAGATCCGCAATTGATTGGTTGAGCTTGGCGGTGTCGCCAGTCAAGGTGCTGACCTTCCGTTGCTCGGCGGCGAGGTCCATGGCAGTGCTGATGGATCCGCCAACGACAGCAGCAGCTCCGGCTCCGGCGGCGAGGCCTGCCGTAATGCCCCCCGCAAGCGCCAGACGGCCGGCCATGGCAGCCTCACCTGCCTGCATCGTCAGGGCGCCCCTGACGCCGGCCCCAGTGGCCAGGGAGGCCATGATCCCCCCGCCCCTCTGCTGCTGGTTGGAGACGTTCCTTTCCGCCCTGGTCACCGCATCCAGCTTCGCCCGGACCTCGTCGAGCTGAGCGGTGTACCTGCCAAACATGACAGTTCCGGTGCCCACGGACTCCCGCAGCTGCGTCAGCGCCTGCACCTGCAGCCGCATGCTGTTGATGCTGCCGTCACTGCCTCGCCTGAGCTTCTCGTAGGCGGCGTTGAGCTTGAACAGGTCCTGGTGGGTCGCGGCAGACTGCTGCGCCAGCCCCTGCAGCGACCGCTTGAGCCCGTCGAACCCCTGGATGCCTTCAACCGACGCCAGGATCTTCAGTCGCGTCGCGTTGTCAGCCATCTCGGTTCAGCTCCTCCAGCGCGGCTGACTCCATCACCTGCAGGCCCTCGATCATCGTGACGGGGTCCTCCACATGGTAAAGGTCCAGCAGCCAGCGGGCGGCGTTGTAGTCCAGTCCCTGATAGCCCGCCATCGTCGTTCGCCACTGGGTCTGCAGACGCATGAACATCCGCACCGTCTCCCAGTTCTCCTCCCACACCTCGCAGTCGCCGCTGCGCTCGTCGTCGTCGCGGATCCAGATCACCCCGAGGGCCGCCGCGTCACGGTCGGCCTCGGAGTAGTCCCTGCCGCTGCTGCCGGTCGCCCAGTACCGAGCGACCGCGGCTAGTTTCCCGCCTTGCCCCCGTTCACGCCCAGGTAGAAGGCCTCGATGACGGCCCGCAGGAACGACTGGTCCAGCATCAATTCATCCCGGGCCGCTTCGCTGTAGGGGATCTCCTCACCCTGGCTGTCGAGGATGCCAGACCACCCGATGAGGACGCCGCGCACCAGCTGTTCATCGCCCTTGTCGGTCAGCCCCTGCATCTCCGGGCGGGTCACCCGGCGGAACACCGCGTCGAAGGTTTCCTCAATCTGCACCCCGCCGTCGCCGGCAGTGCGGATCGGCACAGGCCACCGGTAGCTGGTGGCCTTCACTTTGGTGTAGGGCATGGCTCAGGAGTAGCAGAGGATCAGTTCGTCATTGCCGGCCACACTCGGCACGGCGGTGTAGGGCAGGGTGAAGTGCTCAACACCCTGCGCCGACTGGTAGGCCGGCAGCCCGAGGTCACAGTAGGGCACCACCAGGCCCACCCGGTTGCCGGCGGTCGTGCCATGCAGATAGCTCAGGCGGCCCAGGGCGCCGTCGGTGCGGGCCTGCTCGAAGGGGTTGAACGTCGCCATGCTGGTGGCCTCCATCACCACGGTGCCGCTCATCGCGCCGTCGGTGATCAGCACTTCCTTGCTGCAGCCGATCAGCTCCCGGTACTCCACCTGGTTGCCCAGGTCGAAGTTGCTGGACTGCAGACAGCCGGCCACGCCGAAGAACCGGAACGATCCGGCGGTGTCGTTGCGGAACGTCTGCGGAGTCGCCTGGTTCGCATAGGTCGGCGTCACCGGGCTGGCATCGGTCGGGGCGTTGTAGAGGCCCGTGATGTTGAACGTGATCGTCGGGATCTGGCCCAGCGTGTGGTTCATCGTGGCGGTGCCACGGCAGCCGGTCAGGGTGTGGACGATCTCGGTCCCGCTGGGCCCCCCGAGTCGATACTGGATGGTGCAGCTGGTGTCGCTGACGCCGTCAATCGTGCTGATCGGCAGGTAGCGCACGTTGGCGCCGATGCTGTAGCCGCTGCCGACGCCAGGCACAAACGTCGAGGTGTAGGCCGCCACGGTGGCGACCTTCGTGCTGCCCACGTACTGGGTGATCAGGCCCACATGACCGTTGCCGGTGCCGCTGGTGATGCTCACCACCATGCCGGTGTAGGCGTCGTTGACGGCGCTCGCGCCCGCCGCCAGGGTGATGGTGCCGGCGGCTCCGGCGGTGGAGGTGCCGGTCACGGCCGTGCCCATCACGGTCTCAGACAGGCGGCAAGATCTCAGCAGGGGGGAATAGCGGGGGGCAGTGCCAGCGGTGCCGCTGCCGGCGTACTCCACCGTCATCTGCAGCTGCACCTGTGTGTTGCTCAGCAGCCCCTCGTAGGCGCCCATGTAGGGCCGGATGATGTCCCGGCTCACCACGTCGCCAGCGAGGGGCGTCAGGGCCAGGTCGGAGTTGACCAGAACCGCATTGGTGCCATCCGGGCTTGAGCTGACGCCATAGCTGGCGCCCTCAGTCTTGGCCAGGATCGTCCGCAGCTTCGTCTTGTAGGCCATGCTCGGGTTCGGGGTCGGCAGGGGCTGGCTCGGCTGCGGGGCGATGCCTCAGGCCGGTGGCCGGATCCATCTCCCAGATCCCGCCGATGCCGCGGGTGTCGTCCTCCATGCTACTCAGGCCTCCAGGTCGGCTTCACTCGTACGGTAGTTGAACACGAATGGCACGGTGATCAGGCCAGCTGGTGAATCGGCCTGCAGCAGCTCGCAGGTGGTCCGGCCTGGCATGACGTCAATCGTCAGATCGCGCAGGGCCGTGCTGGCCATCGTGCGGCGGTGAATCTCCGCCACGATCGGATCCGCGATCACGTCCGGCTGGGCATCGCGCACGATCACCACCGCCCTGGCCTGGAGGGTCCAGTCGAGGAACGGAAGGCTGGTCCGCACGTCCGGGCTGTCGTCGATCCACTCCAAGGCGATGCCGGGCGATTCGTGGCGCTGCAACGGCTCCACCCGGCTGCGCCAGATCCGGCCCGACACCTGCGGCATCCCCGCGAGGGCTGCGGCCCAGGTGGACAGGATCTGCTCGCGGCGGGTGGTCATGGGGTTGGGGTTGGGGGCCAGGCTGTTGGGTCGGGCTCGGTGCCAGCGAAGATCCTGCCGCCTGAGCCGTAGGGGGTGCGGAAGGGGGCCAGGGTGCGGGGCAGCGGGCCGGGGATGGCCAGGTTGACGTAGAAGCCGGGCAGCGGTGTGGGCGGGGATAGCTCGTTGCCGTCAGCGTCGTAGGTGCCGGGCAGCACGACTTCGCCGATGATGTCGAGCGCCCCTTTATGGCCGAGGGACACCAGCTCGCCGTCGTCATCGAGGTAGCCGGCCCCATCTGCGGCATCATGGGCGGCCTGGTGATCGGGGAAGCGGAGGGTGTAGTGGTTCACAGCATCATCGCCTGAAGGTTGGTGTTGGGGCGGCGGGACTTGAAGAGTCCCATCTCGCGGATGTAGCCTTGCAATTCAGCATTGGCGAATGTTGCGTAGTTTAGATAGATTCGATCTACCACTGGCATTACGCTGCCTGGTATGCCTGATGCAATACTGCCGCTCTGGATTCTGAACTCATTTGCCTTCATTGCTAACGCAGCGATGCGTCGAGATTGGCTTCCGATCGTGATCGTCCGACTGTGAGAGCTACCAGCAACTACGACATCGCTTCTCAACACATCAGCACTAGAACCCACTGGTCTGATTTCCATTCGATTGCTTTGGCTTCCATCGTTAATGGAAATAGTTTGATTTGCCTTTGCCGATGCAGTTACAACGTCAGCAAACAATGTCGCTTCGTTCGGATTCCAGATCCCCGCAAACGCCGCGCCAGTGATCGACGCCACGTCCGCCGTGCTGCTGGCGGCAAGGCTGGTCGTGGGCACATACGGGGCCAAGGGGCCGGTGTTGATCTGTGCACCCCAGGCATAGACACCATCGACACCATTGCCAGCAAAGCTGGGATCCCGAGCGTTTCTGTCGGAGTCAAGGGCAATAAACACTGGGCCGCCTGTTGTTGCGGACGCGCCAGATGTTGCCGTCAAAAAGCAGCGATACCAGCCATTAGGCAAAGCCTGAATCCCAGCGGTGCCACC